GTTCTCGTAGCGGGGGCGCGAGTATAATTTTTTAAATACTTAAAAAATTTAGAGAAGTTTTTAAAAATCTTTAAATTCTTTAAAGATTTTTACAGTCTCTGGAGCCGGTCAACTAGAAATTTCTTTGAAATTTTAGAAGGGGGCCTCAAAGTCTTACTAGACTTTGGAGCCTTTTGGAGAAATTTAAAAAAAATCTTTATAGATTTTTTAAACATGTAGCGGGGGCGATAAATCCTATAAGGATTTCTGGAGATGTCAAAGTCTTTAGAGACTTTGGAGGGGGTGGGCAGGAGGCCAGGGGGGGACCATGGGATATATACACATCTATATACATTTTGGCGGGGTAGCGGTTGTCCACTAGTTTCCGCCGCAGCTTTGGAACTACCTCTCCAAAGGTCTTCGATGTCTACTAGATTTCTCCGCAGCTTTAAAGCCTCTATACCCTCCAATGCGTACTAAGAGAGTTAAGGACCATGGCAGGTATGTATGGGTGTAACGGGGCCTTCGTTACACTATATAGTATACAGGTAAAAACAGGTTTTGTCAACCCTAACCGACGAACGGTCAAAAAGGACTTGACAAAACTGTAAACCAGCGTTATAATGTAATACATGAACAATAAAAAAGAATTAACTACCAAACAACAAACATTCTTAGATAACATTGTTAGTTGTAATGGAAATTTAAAAGAAGCAGCAGAGCTTGCAGGCTATGCACCCGGTTCATATACAACCATTGCAAAAGGCCTGCGAAAAGAAATAATCGAGATTGCCGAGAATATCATGGCCTCAAGCGCCCCACAAGCCGCTATGAAGGTCGTTGAGATGGTTACTAGTGATAACCCATTGCCTCAGGCTAATATCCGCCTACAGGCCGCACAGACCCTTTTAGACCGTGTAGGCTTAGGTAAAAAAGATAAGCTTGAGGTTGATGTTCAAGGCTCACAGGGCCTATTCATTCTTCCCGCCAAAGAGATGCATGTTATCGAAGGGGAGTATGAAGATGCGGATTAAAAGGAAAACAAGTACTATCCCGTTTGGCTATAAGCTAGATGAAGATGATAATCGTTATCTTTTGTCTGTTGACGAAGAACTTGATGCCTTAGAATCTATTTTGCCTATGGTAGCCTCAAAGAGTCTATCGCTCCGTGAAGGTGCATTGTGGTTGAGCCATAAGACTGGGCGGCCCATTAGCCACCAAGGCCTAGATAAAATCTTGAAACAACGTAATGTCGCAACAACCTGATTGGGAAATTAACCCCGATAATTATCTAAAAGATGAGAACGGGGACTTTGTATTAAAACTGGATGGCACCCCTAAGAAAAAAGCAGGGAGGCCCAAAGGCGCAGCAGGCCGTGGTTATAATTATCATTCAAAGACTAGGGCCCAAATCAATGCAAGGCGCCAAGTATCCCAAAAGAAAAAAGAAGTAAAGAAGCTCCAAGAAAAACTAAATAATAAAAAGACGGCTTTAAAGCTTAAAACCGAAAACCTAGAACTAGTTAACGGCAAAGCAGGCGTCATAGAAGACAAAGACCTTGAAGCCAAAGGCCCTACCATTCGTAAAGCCTTAGAAGAAAAGGTAGTCTTCAAGCCCAACGAAGGGCCGCAAACAGAGTTTTTAGCCGCAGGCGAGACCGATGTATTATATGGGGGTGCGGCAGGGGGTGGCAAGTCATACGCCATGCTTGTTGATCCTTTGCGATATGCACACAAGGCTGCCCATAGGGCCTTGATCCTGCGGCGTTCTATGCCAGAGTTAAGGGAACTAATTGATAAATCTCGTGAACTATATCCGAGAGCATTCCCTGGCTGTAAGTACCGTGAAGTAGAAAAGCTTTGGACGTTCCCAAGCGGAGCAAAGATTGAGTTTGGATTCTTAGAGCGTGATGCCGATGTCTATCGTTACCAAGGTCAAGCATATTCTTGGATCGGCTTTGACGAAATTACGCACCAAGCAACCGAATTTGGCTGGAATTATCTTGCATCCCGACTGCGGACTACAGACCCCGAAATTGTTCCGTACATGCGTTGCACGGCTAACCCAGGTGGTGTTGGGGCGCATTGGGTCAAAAAGCGATACATTGATCCTGCACCCCCCAACCGTGGCTTTCAAGGCTCTGATGGAATCACGCGGAAATTCATCCCAGCAAGACTAGATGATAATCCGTACTTGGCCACTGATGGCCGCTACGAGCAAATGCTCAAATCGTTGCCAGACGTACAAAGGAAACAATTACTAGAAGGGAATTGGGACGTAGCAGAAGGCGCAGCATTTACTGAATTCAGTCCGCCCATGCATGTTATTACGCCCTTTGAAATCCCCCTGCACTGGCAACGTATCAAAGGAATTGACTATGGTTATGCTTCTGAGTCTTGTTGTGTATGGGGTGCAGTAGACCCCAGTGATGGGACCTTGATCATCTACCGAGAATTATATCGGAAGGGGATGACGGGCGAAGAGTTAGCCATGATGCTAACGAACATGGAAGTTGAAGACCCCATGTCGATCTCTGGAGTTTTGGATACGGCTTGTTGGTCTAGAACCGGACACACGGGCCCAACCATTGCAGAAGCCCTTATACGTTCCGGTCACAAATTACGACCTGCAGACAAAAACCGTATTGCAGGCAAAATTCAAATCCATGAATACTTGAAGATACAGCAAAGCGGTAGGCCACGACTACAAATATTTAATACATGCCCTAACCTGATACGCGAACTTCAAAGTATTCCTCTGGATAAATCCAACCCGGAGGATGTTGATACTCACGCTTCGGACCATGCTTATGACGCACTGCGTTATTTGATTATGTCGCGGCCACGGATTCAAGACCCCATGAGCCGCATGCGAGAGTTCCAGCGCGAGCAGCACTTCCAACCGGCAGATAGTACCTTTGGTTACTAGACGAGAAATTTATGGCAGAAGCTGAAGACAATATCACCCTGCTAGGTGCAAACAATCTTTATTTCGAAGATGTCGAAAATGAAGATGGTATGCAATTAAACCTAGAAGAAAACCTACGGTCCAATCTGGCAGGGTTGATTGAGTCGCGTTACTATGATTCTCAGTTGGCACGAGACCAAGACGAGAATCGTTGGATCACTGCCTACCATAATTTTCGTGGTTTGTATCCTAAGAATGTACGGTTCCGAGAGTCCGAGAAGTCCCGAGTCTTTATCAAGATTACGAAAACCAAGGTTCTTGCAGCCTATGGGCAGTTGATTGACGTTATCTTCGGAACTGGTAAGTTTCCTATTGGGGTTACAGAGACTGAGATACCTGAGGGCGTAGCAGAGTATATTCATCTTACTAACGAACAGACGCCGAACTTAGAATCCAGTGCTGCAACCCCAGTTTCTATTCAGGCTGAAGAGCCTCAAGAAAATCCGTTTGATATTGGTTATGAAGGTGATGGGCGTACCCTAGCCCCCGGCGCAACTTATTCTTCGGCTAAAAAGTACCTTGACAAACTCATTGAAGATAATGCTGATCGCTTTGAAGAAGGTGCTGTTCCTGATCCGCAGATTCCTGAGCGTATGCCTGCTCAAAGTGCTGCGCGCCAAATGGAAAAGCTCATTCACGATCAGATTGATGAATCGAACGGCTCCAGTGAATTGCGTAATGCAATCTTCGAAGCCTCGTTGTTTGGTACCGGTATCATCAAAGGCCCCTTCAACTTTAATAAAACTCTTCACCGATGGGCTGAGGGGGAAGAAGGGCGTACTTACGATCCTTTGTTTGTCCGTGTACCTCGCATTGAATTCGTTTCCATCTGGGACTTTTTCCCTGATCCGAATGCCACGACAATCGAAGAATGTGAATATATTGTTCATCGACACAAGCTCAACCGCTCGCAACTCCGAGCTTTGGGCAAGATGCCTTACTTTAACAAAGATGAAATCCGAGAGTGCTTAAACCTAGGGCCTAACTACGTTGAACAAGACTACGAACTTGAACTCAAAGACGACCAACGAACCGACAGCATCGCATCTTCTAAGTTTGAAGTTCTTGAGTATTGGGGTGTCATGGATGCCGAGTATGCGCGCGAAGTTGGCATGGAAGTCCCTGAAGAAGTGGACGACTTGGACGAAATCCAAATTAATGCCTGGGTCTGCAACGGTCGGGTACTACGCTCTGTTGTTAACCCCTTTACACCTGCCCGGATTCCCTACAATGCATTCCCATACGAGAGAAATCCTTATTCGTTCTTTGGAATCGGCGTCGCAGAAAACATGAATGACAGCCAGCAAATTATGAATGGTCATGCCCGCATGGCTATTGATAATCTGGCTCTAAGCGGCTCCCTAGTATTTGATGTTGATGAAAGCATGTTGGCGGGTGGCCAGTCCATGGAAATCTATCCCGGCAAAGTGTTCCGGCGCCAAGCCGGTATGCCCGGACAAGCTATCCATGGCCTGAAGTTCCCGAATACCTCTCAAGAAAACATGATGATGTTCGACAAGTTCCGGCAGCTTGCAGACGAACAAACGGGCATCCCGAGTTACTCTCACGGCATGACGGGCGTCCAATCTATGACTCGTACTGCCTCTGGTATGTCCATGTTGCTTGGAGCCGCCTCCCTAAATATTAAGACTGTGGTTAAGAATCTGGATGATTTTCTGCTTAAGCCTCTTGGCCAAGCATATTTCCAATGGAACATGCAATTCTTCGAAGGCGATATCAACACTGAAGGTGATCTAGAAATTAAGGCTCAAGGTACTAACAGCCTTATGCAAAAAGAAGTTCGGTCGCAAAGGTTGACTATGTTCCTGCAGACCGCACAGAATCCGGCCATTGCACCGTTTGTTAAAATGTCTAAGCTAATCTCTGAGCTTGCCTATAGCCTTGATCTTGATCCTGATGAAATTCTCAACGATCCTGAAGAGGCTGCAATCGCCGCACAAATTATAGGAATGCAAAATAATGTTGGACAAGCAACTGGCGCAGAAGCTGTCGCCCCTGGTGAACAACCCGGAGCTATGGGAGGCCCTGAAGGAGTTCCTGGGGCACCAACGGAACTTGGAGCTACAGGGACTGGTGGTGGCAACATCGGAACTGGAAGTGTACCGGCGCCAGGGGAAGGTGAATTCTCTGGACAACCTCCTCAAGCTTAAAGACATCGTGAACGTAGCGCGAAAGGAAAACACTCATGGATAAAGAAATGGAAGGGGCGCTACTAGTTCCCGTAGAAATGCAAGGTGTTCCTGAAGATACCTACTCTAACATCCCCGAAGAAGATATGCAGGATGTTATGGATTCGCAGTTGCCTGACGACGAAATGGAAGATGATTTTGTCGAGTTTGTTTTGGGTCAAAGCCTTGAAGAATCCGAAATGGATTATTTGATGAATGCTCTTGAGGCTGATGACCAACTTAGCATGATCTTCGACAAAGTAATCTTGGCCTCGTCAGAATTTTCTGGCGCTGGCGAAGTAGAAGGCCCTGGAGATGGAACGTCCGACTCCATTCCCGCACGGCTTTCGGACGGTGAATTTGTATTCACCAAAAAAGCCACCGATCAACTTGGTGCCGATAATCTGCAAACTATGATGGATGACGCAGAGCGGGCCTATGATGGTGGTTTGATGCGTAAGGCTATTGGTGGTGTGGTTGATGATCCTATGCAAGATTCAAATCTTCCTACGGACCAAATGTCCGAAGAAGAATTGAAGAAGCAGATGTTGGATGCTAACCGCATGCCTAGCCTAATGAACCGATAAGGCCACGGAGAAATCCCCCCTTATCACCAAAATTAAAATGACCTTGAGGCCACCTTGTAAGTTCAAGCCCTGTGTTAGAAACGCGACTGACATGGCTACCTTGAAGACAAAACAAGCCCCAAAAGGAGAGTGAATGATGACTGAAGTAGAGGAGCGTCAAGCTAATCCGTACAACGCCCGTAAAGACTGGCATACGCCTGACCGACCGGCACAAGCAAGTGCGGATTCGTTGTTCTTTGAAACTGAGGCCACTCAAGAAGAAGCTGAAGAAGTTTCTGAGACCCCTCAAACTAAACAAGAACAGCGGCCACGAGCCAATTATAAGAAGCGATACGACGATCTCAAAAAGCATTACGACGACAAGATTGCTGAATTTAAACAACGCGAGCAAGAACTTCTAGCTAAAGCACAAGGGGCACAACCTCAGTACGAGCCTCCGCGCAGCGAAGAAGACCTAGCTGAGTTTAAATCTAAATATCCTGAGTTGTATGAAACGGTTGAAACGGTAGCGCACATGCGTAGCCAAGAGCAAGTTAACGCCCTTCAAGAAAAGCTCCAAGCAATTGAAGCGCGTGAAATGGAACTTGCACGACGCGACGCAGAAACTAAATTGCGCGACCGCCACCCGGACTTTGAGGACATTCGCGGCGACGAGCGGTTTCATGGCTGGGCCAAAGAACAACCTGAAGAAATTCAGCGTTGGATTTATAACAACCCAGACAATGTTACTCTTGCAAGCCGTGCTATCGATCTTTATAAAATGGAAAATGGCATTAACATTAATGCTCCGAAGCCTAAGTCGAATCGTTCACAATCTGCCAAAAATTCTGCTGCAGATTTTGTTTCGACCAAAACTACGGCGGTTGATTCAAAGCAGCCGAAAGTTTGGACCCAGCGGGAAATTGCTGCTCTGTCCATTGACGAATACGATAAGTATGAGCAAGAAATTGATCTTGCAATTCGTGAAGGCAGGGTGGCTCCTTAAACCACTTTTTGTCTTTTAGGAGTATTAACTCATGGCTTATAATCAAGCTGATCAGTATTTTGAACCGGCAACTGATACCGATGCGAACTTTGCAAACTCGGTCTCGGGTCAAACCAACTCGTTCTTCCTGCCTGCCGTTTACAGCAAGAAGGTTCTTAACTTCTTCCGTAAGTCGTCTGTTGCTGAAGCAATCACCAACACCGACTACGCAGGCGAGATCACGGCTTTCGGTGATAGCGTTCGCATCATCAAAGAGCCGACGATTACCGTGTACCAGTACGAGCGTGGCCAAGATGTGACGCAAACCAAACTCACCGACCAAGAGATCACCCTGGTTGTTGATACGGCTAACGCCTTCAAGTTCATCGTGGATGACATCGAAACCTCCATGTCCCATGTGAACTTCAAGGAAGTTGCATCCAGCTCCGCTGCCTACGCTCTGCGCGATGCGTTTGACGAAGGCGTCATTGCCAAGATGCAAGCTGGTCTTTCGGCTTCTGCTCCTGACCACACCCTGGGTGCTGACAGTGCTACGGCCCTCGGTTCCGGTGTGTATGACGGCGCAGGCGCTATCGACCTGGGTATCGGCGAAACCGATCCGCTGGATGTTCTGGCCCGCATGGCTCGCCTCCTCGACGCACAAAACGTGCCGGAAGAAGGCCGCTGGGTTGTTGCTTCCCCGGACTTCTACGAGCAGCTTTCTCAAAGCTCTTCGAAGCTCCTGTCCGTGGACTACAACGCTGGTCAAGGTTCCATCCGCAACGGTCTCGTCAGCTCCGGCAAGCTCCGTGGCTTCAGCATGTACAAGTCCAACAACCTGCCTGCTACCAGCAACGCAACGGGCTTCCTCATGGCTGGTCACATCAGCGCCGTGGCTACGGCTCAGACCATCACCAGCACCGAAGTCATCCGCGATCCGTCCAGCTTCGGCGACATCGTGCGTGGCCTCCATGTGTACGGTGCCAAGGTGCTTCGGCCCGAGGCTCTGATCGGTGGTTACTACGTCATCGACTAAAAACTAGCACTAGTTCTCTGGGGGCTTAACGGCCCCCGGAGTTTTAAGTAGAGGTAATTATGCTAGTAGGAACTCCAAACAAACCTTTTCGACTTAAGGTCCGTGACAAGCAATTAAGTAAGCCGCCTCGTGGCGATGCCGAAAAATACGCTGAAGGTTGGGACCGAATCTTTGGAGCTAAAAAAGACGATGTACAAAAATAAAGAAAAGAAAATGAACATGATGTGTGGCGGCAAGGCACATCGTTCCAAGAAAGCTATGGGCGGCATGATGAAAGGCTCGCAACCTCAATACAAAGAAGCTATGCCTAAGTGCATGCCTAACTAAAATGATCTATAAATCTAAAGACATTTTTGAATGCGAACGCATGAAGCAGATTCCTGATAGCTCTACGCGCCAGCAGCCCGTACAAAAAGCTAACTAAGGTTTATTATGTCCGCTAATTACCTGCAACTAACCAACGAATTGCTACGAGAGTTGAATGAAGTCTCGTTAACTTCTGCAACTTTTGGTGGTGCGGTTGGAATTCAGCAGCATGTTAAGGACTGCGTTAATCGCGCATACCTTGACATTGTTAACGAAGAGCCTCAGTGGCCCTTTCTGGCAGTTGCAGACAGCGGCGATACTGATCCTTTTTATGGTAATGTTTACGTCGAGACTGTGGCTGGTACCCGTTGGTATGAATTAAAGCCCAGCTCTGATAGTCTTGTAAATGATTACGGCTATGTAGACTGGGATAATTTTTACTTAACTACCATTGGTGTTAGTGGGGCAACAGAACCCTACACCAGCCGCAATCTACGCTATATTACTATTGAAGAATTCAAAGACTTCCATCGCGCAGAAGAAAACAACGATGATGCAACCTCTCAAAACTGGGGTGAGCCGCGACGAGTCTTCAAAAGCCCCGATAACCGCAAGGTCGGCCTAAGTCCCATTCCAGATGAAGTTTATCGTGTTTGGTTCTATGCGTATAATCTTCCGACCGAACTAAGTGATTATTCAGACCAGATTGTTATTCCGAATATTTATAAGCCGGTGCTGCTTGCACGGGCCCGTTACTACATTCATCAATTCAAAGAAAACTCTCAGGCGGCTGCCTTTGCCCTTGAGGATTATCGTCGTGGCTTACGCCTCATGAAATCTAACCTCATGGAGCCTGCGCCCGACTATATGAAAGATGACCGAGTAAGGTTCGTTTAATGTCACAACCTTTTGGTGTATCCTGCCGGGGTGGTCTTAACACCAATTTGAACCAGTTTGATATGCTGGCTCAGCCCGGACTAGCGACTCAGCTTCAAAACTTTGAAGTTGATCCTGATGGTGGGTACCGCCGCATTAATGGCTATACGGTCTATGGCGGCGAAAGCGGCACTCGTCCCGAAGCAAATGAAAAGATTCTTGGATTGTTTCCGTATGCTTTGGGTGTTGTTGCAGTTGTTAATGAAAGTGTGTATTATTCTGAAGATGGTATTACTTGGATTAAAGTTAATTATAACACTGGGCATTCAGGCGTAACTGAAGCCAATCTAAGCAGTCAAACAGAACTTCCTAGGGTTGGACAGGGACAAGCACAGTTTGCATTGTTTCAGGCTCCTACGGGCCATACGGCCAATGAATACGGTTCATTAAGCATTGCAACGGGCCCTAATAAAGTTGCACACTTTCATATTGATGGTACGGGTGCTGGTCGCCTTTTTATTTATGAAGAAATTTCAAGCCCTGCGGCAGGCAAGTATCTAGAAATTCATGATAAGCACCTATGTGTTGTAGATATTACAAATGCTCCTAGCACCGTCTATTATTCTAAGACTAATGACGATAGAGACTTTACGGGTACGGGGTCAGGTGCGGTCACCATTGCAGACCGTATTGTAGGTATTAAGTCTTTCCGTGATTCTCTATATATCTTTTGTGAAAACACGATTCATAGACTTGATAACATTAACGACTCTGGAGCCGTTGCAGTTGTACAGATTACTAATAACGTTGGCTGTCTTTCGGGCTATAGCATCCAAGAAATTGGTGGTGACCTTGTGTTCCTTAGCCCTGATGGTATTCGAACCATTGCAGGTACGGCGCGCATCGGGGACGTTGAGCTAGGCTCCGTTTCTCGACAGGTCCAGCAGCTTATTGGTTCTCTTGCTTCTGAGATTGATGAGTATACTATCAACAGTGCGGTATTGCGATCTAAGTCCCAATATCGTTTGTTTTATTCAAAGGATGTTACGGGCTATTCAACTGTTAAAGGTTTGATTGGTACCTTAACTCCAAATGGTTTTGAGTGGTCTGAGACCCGAGGTATCCAAGCCTTCGGTTTAACTTCTGGCTTTGATGCAAACGGTATTGAAGTTTTGTATCATGGTGATTATAATGGTTATGTTTATAATCATGATACTGGTCCTAGCTTTAATCCCTCAGGAACTTCTACCAACATTAAAGCCGTTTATCAGACGCCTAACTATGACTTTGGTGATATCGGGACTCGAAAGACTCTAAAGTATGTTCGCATTTCTTTGAGTCCTGAAGGACAGGTTGAACCTAGCTTGCGGGTACGTTATGACTATGAGGATACTGGCATTCCTCAGCCCGCCGAATATGTACTAAGCTCTGTTCCTAGTCCTGCAATTTTTGGAACTTCTCTTTTTGGTAGCGTATTGTTTGGGGGCACTAACGACCCGATGGTACGTCAAACTGTTGAGGGCAGCGGCAACACCTGTTCGTTTCGGATAACCAGCGAAGATACTAACGCTCCTTATTCGATCAACGGTCTTTATATTGATTACATGCCTTCAGGCAGGAGATAAAGTAAATGGCTCAGAATTATACTCGACAAAGCTCGTTTGCTGATGGCGATACAATCTCTGCTAGTCTTTTTAACGACGAGTATAACCAGCTAGTCAATACCTTTAATTATTCTTCGACCGACTCTGCAGCTACGGGTCACCGCCATGATGGCTCTGCGGGCCAAGGCGGCAATATCTTTAAGATTGGTGACCTCGATTTCCTTAATAAAATTGAAGCCGATAGCTCTAACAATCGTTGGGGTTTTTGGGTCGAAGTCAGCAGTGTTGCTGTTGAGCAACTGCGGATTCAAGATGGTGCCTTAGTACCTGTAACTGACAATGACATTGATCTTGGTACTAGCTCTGTAGAATTTAAAAACCTTTATCTTGATGGCACTGCTAAGGTTGATACGCTTGTTGTTGACGAAACTGCAACAATTACCGGGGCAGCTACGCTTAGCTCTACTCTCGGGGTCACGGGTGCTACGACGCTATCTTCGACTCTGGGGGTTACGGGCGCAACGACTCTTAGCTCGACGCTGGCAGTCACTGGTGCAACTACCCTTAGTTCAACGCTTGGTGTTACTGGTGCGGCGACTTTAAGCGACAATTTAACTGTTGCAGGAAACACTGTTCTTAACGGCAATACGACTATTGGTAATGCTGCAACTGACACCGTAACTATTACGGCAGACGTTAGCTCCAACCTTATTCCAAGTGCTGACAGCACCTATACGCTTGGAGACTCTTCAAACTATTGGTCTGCGGGTTACATCGATGCTCTCACAACTACTGGTAACGTGTCTGTTGGTGGCAACCTTACTGTTACCGGCAACGCGACCATCTCAGGAAACCTTACGTTTGGTGATGCCGATACCGACACTGTTAGTTTTTCTGCTGATGTTGTCAGTGATATTCTCCCCGATGTAACTGGTACTTATGATCTTGGTAGCGCCACCAAACAATGGCAAGACCTATTCATTGATGGCACTGCTAACATTGATAGTCTTGTTGCTGACACAGCAGACATTAATGGTGGCACGATTGATGGCGCAATTATTGGTGGGTCTAGTGCAGCCGCCGGTACCTTTACGACTGCTACGGCTACTACGGGTAATATTACTACCGTTAATGCAACCACTGTTGATACTACCAACATTGAAGTTACTAACCTCAAAGCTAAGGACGGTACTTCGGCAGGTTCTATTGCAGATTCTACGGGTGTAGTAACTCTTGCTAGCTCTGTTCTAACTACGACGGACATTAACGGCGGTACGATTGATGGGGCCGTTATCGGAGGATCTAGCGCCGCTGCTGGTAGCTTTACGACCCTTGGAGCCTCTGGAGCCGCTACTTTTAGCTCTACACTGGCTTTGACGGGTGCAGCAACTCTTAGCTCTACGCTGACTGTTGCGGGCACTACGACCCTTAACGGCAATGTGGTTGTAGGTAATGCGGCTACGGATACCTTAACGGTTACTGCGGACATTGCATCTAATTTGATTCCGAGTGTTGATAGTACCTATGCTCTTGGAGACAGTTCTAACTATTGGTCTAATCTTTATGTAGATGCTGGGACTGTTCAGGGTGTTTTGACTTTTGGGTCTTTGTCCGATGGTACTATTACTGTTACCGGCTTTGTAGACGAAGACGACATGGCATCAAACAGCGCAACCTTGGTGCCTACGCAACAAAGTGTTAAGAACTATACCGATACTACTGCTAGTAACAATGCTGTTGCCCTGGCGATTGCGTTAGGTTAAATAGAGGACTTTAAAGACTATGGCTAATACTTTCAAACGCTATGCTTCACGGGATGTAGGTACCAGCGCCGTTACGGTTGGTAGTTACACGGTAGGTGCTAGCACTCAAACTACGCTTATTGGCCTGACGGTAGCTAATACGACCTCTAGTGCCATTGCAGTAGATGTTATTCATAATGATGGTGCCAATGATACCTATGTAGTTAAAGATGCTCCGGTGCCTGCAGGTGGGTCTTTGGTGGCCGTTGGAGGCGATCAAAAGATTGTACTTGAGACCGGCGACAGCATCAAAGCCGTGTCGAATACGGCAACGTCTGCCGATGTTCTTATGAGTCTTTTGGAGATCACCTGATGGCTGTTATTGGACGCGAGGCCGCACGGGCACCCCTAACCTCTGCGGACATTAATGATGGGATTGTTGGTGCTGATGATCTTCAAAGCACTTTGGACTTAAGTTCTAAAACCTTGACGCTCGGGGCAGTTAGCTCTACGGGTAACTTGAGTTTTGGCGACAACGACAAAGCCATCTTCGGTGCTGGCTCGGACCTTCAGATTTATCATGATGGGTATCACTCAAACATTAAAGAAAGCGGAGCGGGATCGCTAATTATAGATGCCGCAAACACCATTTTTAGAAACGCAGACGCATCAAAATCGTATTTAATAATGACCGATGGTGGTGCTGTAGACCTTTATCACAACAACGCCCTCAAACTAGCCACCACCGCCACCGGCATCGACGTTACCGGCACCGTCACGGCTGATGGAGCGACGATTGATGGCGACATAGCAATATCAGGAAGCCAGCCACGGCTAGCGTTTCAAGAAACCGATTCAACCGATCTTGATGTTTACCTTCGCCTAAATACTGGAAACTTCACGATTGAAACGCGCACGGACGCAGGCGTTAAAGTCGGCGACCGTATCCGAGCAGCTTCCAACGGCGACATCTCCTTCTACGAAGACACCGGCACCACGCCGAAGTTTTTCTGGGACGCGAGTGCGGAGGCGTTGGGGATTGGGACGACGAGTCCTACTTATAAAACTACCGTCGAGGGCGAAAACGAAGGTGCTGCATTAACGCTTGCCGCGCTTCATAACACGGGCACCAACGCGGGGTCGGAGGCGCGTCTAATCCTTGCTGGGGGAAACGGGCTAACCACTCGCCATGCGTACATTAGTGCAATCAACGGCGGTTCGTCAGGTGGCAATGCACACGCTTTAACTTTCGCCACTAACGCAGCCTCCGCATCTCCCCAAGAAGCCATGCGCATCACCAGCGCAGGGGATGTCGGGATTGGGACGTCGAGTCCTGCTACGCCATTAGAAGTGCAAACAAGCACTGACAATTCAGCT